TTAATTTCTCTTTTCTTTGCTTGTTTGCTCATATAACCAACTCCTAATTTTATCGAATAAAGATTTTTTCTTATTTTGAGATATGATATTTTCTTTATCTTCAGATTTAAAATTTATAGAAAAATAAACTTCATATAATCTTCCATTATCATTGAAACTATTGTATGTTATATAATACTCTTCAAATTCAATAGAATTAACCTCTTTTTTCAGTCTATCCAAAATATCATCGTCAACACTTTTTATATCTTTGTCATAGACTGATACACTATAATTTTCTTCTCCTGTTTTTATGTACCATTCTTCCATATGTTCTTTTTTATTTTTTATCTCCTCACAAATACTAGCTATAAAAAACTTTATATCTATTTCTCTATTTTTCAATTCTTCCTCTAAATACTTTTTTCTTTTCTCTTTTAAAGTCATTTATAACCACCCAAGTTCTTTGTAAGCTTCTTTTAATTGCTTTGGTGTAATTTTTTCATTTGTTAATGTTTCTAAAACTGTATCACATATAGAAATGAAATATACAGTAAGAATGTCTTTGTAAATGGCTACAAATCTTTTCCATTCCTCATCACAGTAATCATAACCTAAATAATCGCTTGAAACATCTTTTGTAAAATCAGCAGGGCTTAAATTTTCTTCTAAATACTTCACTAAATCAAAAGGTTTTTCAATAACTTCTTTAAATCCTAAACTTTTTAAAAATAAATTAATCTCATCTAAGTTGTTAAAAAAAGCTGTAATAGTGTTGTTAGTTATGATATCTACACATATACATTTTTTCTTTTGTTCATTATAACCAAAGTAAATTTCAGCAATAGCCCCTAAATTGTTAGCTAATTTAATTTCTTCGCCTGTAAAATATATTTTTTTTTCTACTAATTCCAAGCAATTAACAAAAACAACAATTTCTTCAATTCCGTCTTTTATAATGCAGCTTTCATTATTATTTTTAAATTCTTTCAAAATATATTCTTTAGTACTATTTTTTATTTTTACTCTATCTCCTATTTGAAACATTAATATTCCTCCTTAATAACTCTTTCTTTGAATACTTCCCAGTTTTCTTCTCTAATTCTTATTCTATTTCTTACAGCAAATATCCAAGTTCCAGCTATAAAATATATTGAAATATTCTCATCAAATCTATATCCTCTTTTCTTTTTAAGGATATTATATTTATATTTTTCTAAGTTATCCGCATTAAATCTCATCTTATAAGCTCCAATCATCTTTTATTCTTACAGTTATATTTCTTTTCCATTCAGTTAAATAAGTTTGTATCATTTTATCTTTACTTATATCATTATTTACGTAGATAGATATGAGTAAAGTCATTATATTAAGACATTTAGAAATTGATAAGCACCATTCTGTACTACTCAAATGCTTTATCAATTCAAGCTCTACATCATATCCATAAGTTGTATAAGGATCTACACTTTCCCAAGCTCTTTCCCAAGACTCTGATAATATTCTTATAAATTCTTGGTCTTTACCTGTTAATAAATTACAAATTTGAAGATAGAAAAAGCATATATCAACACTTTTTTTAATCATCTTTTCTCTATCAAATTCCTTTTGTTTACAAGTTTTGTGAGTATTCTCAGTTTCTTCATTAAACTCTATTATTTCAGCTATCATGCTTTTAACCATTTTATTGTAGTTTCTGCGTCTTGGTACAAATCCATTTTCTCTAGGCTTAGCAACTTCTTCATCAAGTTGTCTTTGTAAATCTAATAAGTCAACAAATTTTATATTTTCAAATGATGACTTTAGTGTTTCTTTTGATATTTCTATAAATGTATCATCAAAGATATTTTCTAATTTTATTTCAGCACCACTTAAAACATTATCTTTACTTTCTTTAAAAAACATACCACTCGTAATTTTTAAAATACTTTCTGTCATCATTCCATTTTCATTGATTACTGGAATTTCAAAATCTTCAATACATTGATATATCATTTTCTACCTCTTTCTTTCTTCTATTTTTTTGTTGGGTAAGCATAAGCTATATTTTTTCTTTCTTTTGGAGCTTTGATTATCTTTCCAGAATTATTAATATAAAATTGTCTTTCTACTAAATTACCTTTTCTTTTAAAATTCATTAATAATTTTGAATCTTTATTTATATAAATCATTTTATCAACAACAACCAAAAGCATTGCCTCTTGGTCTTTAGGAAAATCAAGTTCTATTTCCTCAGAGCATCTTAAAGCTCCTTTTTTAAATTTTAAAAATATTTTTTTTATTCTATTTTTCTTTCTAGTTTTTAGCTTCATTATATTTAACTTCTCCTTATACTAGTTTAGCTTGTACCTGTGTAATATGTAGATACTTGCTACCAACTCTCTTTTTAATCTCAAGCCTATTTCCCCATTTTTCTATTAAACTTGGAATCATAGCTCTAAATCTTCCTCTAGTATGGAAGTTTTCTCTCATTACTATATATACACAAGGCTCTCCTTCATACTCTCCAAGTTCTCTTACTTCTGCTATATATTGAGGTTTAAGTTCATGGTCATATTTAAAACTAATCTTTTTAATATCATTTAACATAGTAACTCCTCCTATAAGGAAGAGGGAAAAATCCCTTTTATTCCTCCATCTTTCTATCTATCTCTTTATCTATCCATTCTTGAATAGTTGCTACATCTGTTTTTGTCATATTATCAAAGTCTATTTTTAATTCTTTAGTAACTACTTTCTTTAAATCTATTTTGAGAACATCTGAATTTCTAAGAAGTTCTACTCTGTCCTCATCAGTTGCTGGAATATCACTTATAACTTCAATATCCTCTCCTGTGTTATCTGCAAATTGTCCTATTATAGTTCCATCATCTTCTACTTCCTTAACTACTAGTCCATCTGTTTGAAGAGCTTTTTGAACTTCAACAGATAAAGCTCCAAATTTACTAAGATTTAATTTCAAAACTGTTTTTAATGCCATAGCATCAAAGTTCTTACTCCAGTTAGACATTGAATATCCTTTTCTTAAATCATATTGATATGATTGACTGTATTTTTCAGCATGATTTTTAACTTGGCCAACTGTCATAAAAAGAGTGTTTCTAAAACCATTGTTGAACTCTATATAAGATGCATAACCTACTGTTTTAGCTTCTAATCTTTTATCTAAGTCTTCTATAAATTTAAGATTTAATTCTCCAGTAAGAATGTTATATCCTTGGATTTCTCCTTCTTTTATCTCTATTGCATTGATATATTTATACTCTCCACTTCTAAGAGCTAACTGTATATACCCTTTATATCCCATTTGAAATTGAGCTAACATTCCTTTATTTTTATCATTGTATGGTACTATATATGCAAATCCTAAATTTTTCTCTATTGGAAGATTTAATACTGCTGAAGCAATAGCAGCATTTATAATACTTTGAGGTTCTGCCTGTTGTAGTTGAGGTGTACCCTCAACTACTTGTATTATTGCCATCATAAAGTGGCCAGCTCTTTCTCCTAATAAAGATTTAAGTTGTTTTCTTATAGCTTGAGTTGCCAACATACTTTTTAAAGCTGGAACTCCTACATTACTTTGAATATCATCTTTTGGTACTAAATCATTTTTCACTTTTGCCATTAATTATCCTCCTCTAATAGTTCTCTAATAACTCTCTATTTTCTTCTTCTAGTTCATCTATTGTATCTTTTAGTTCTTGTATTTCATTTTCTAAATCAACAGCCATGCTACTAAAATCTTCTAGCTCGCTCATAACCTCACTCATGTTATAGTCTTGTGGGTACTTTTTTAATTGTTTTAAAAAGTCATCAATTTTATCGCTTAAATTCATTATGCCACCTCTTTAATTATTTTATTTTCAGGAAGTTCTTTTAGATTAAATCTCTTAGCACCTCTTGAATCTACTTTCCAAGTTGCTAAGTATCTTCCATTAATTAATAAGCTTTCTGTTTCTAGTTCTATCATTTTCTTTTGAATTTTCGCTTTTGTTAAATCTAAGTCAGTATCTATATCTTTAATTTCTTTAGATATTAGCTTTTTAGTATCATTCATTGAGAAATAAGCTTCCATTTCTTTATCTTCTATTTTTATTAATGGTATTTTTTCATACTTATTCTCAAAACCTTGAAACTCTTGCTTTAGGAACTCACATTCAGCTGGACAGCCATTTAGTTCAGGTTCTATATTTTCATCAAGACACTTTTGAAATCTCTTAGTAAGTTCATAAGCTAAAGATATTAATTTATCATTTCTTTCTATCTCATAAACTCGAGTAAATCTATTATCTACAAATCCTACTAGGAATCCTTTATTTTTTCCTAATACTGCAAGTTGTTGTTGGACTTGAGCAAAATATTTATTAGGAACTTCCTCTCTTTCCCATTCATATGAAGTGAAACTATTACCTGTCTTTAGTTCCACTGGGAACCATTCTCCATCAATCTTTACCCAACTATCAGGAGTACAACTCCATAATGGATATATTGGATTTCCTACTACTTGATTCCCTTTTCTAGTTGCTTCAACCTTTAGACCAAACTCTTTTTCAAAGAGTACTGGAAGATGAGCAATTATAAAATCCTCTGCATAGTGTCCAAACTCCATAGCTATTTGAGAGTTAAAGGATATATCACGGCTGTATATTCCTTTTCTCTCTGCCCACATCAAATATGGAGAAGTATATCTATCTGGTTGGTCTATTAGCTTTTGTCTAAAAGCATTATCTACAACTAAGATTGATGTATCTGTTGCTCCTATTCTTCTATGATTTAACCATTCTCCATCACCACTACATTCTCCAGCAAATAATACTTCACTAGTATGTAGTGTATTCTCTTCTATAAATTTTTCTAATTCTGCTTTTCTCATTTTGCTATATCCACTAAGTCCCATTGACTTAGCTTTTTCTTTTAACTCTTTTACAGTCATCAAGACCACCTCTTTTTAAGTTTTAGAAGCAACTTCCAAAGTTTTTGGAAGCTACCCTTAAAACTTAAATTATTTTTCCATCATTACTCCAATAAACCACATAAAAGCACTTACTAGAATTATTTCAATTATTCCTATCATCCTTACCCCTTAACAAGCTATTTGTTCCCATTTTTTTGATATTTCATTCTCTTCTTTATATTCTTTACTATGACTTTCTTTCTCTTCTTCAATCCATCTTGTAATAGTTCTTATTGCTTTGTCTAAAACCTCTTCCCAAGTATTAGCTTGGTATCTATCTCCCATTACACATACTGTTGGTTTTTCCTCTTCAACTGTTAAATTAATATCTTCATCAGAATTTTCATTATATTCTCTTGATAAAAAGATTAAGTTTGTTATTTTAGATTCCATTCTTATTCCTCCTATTTTATAACTTTGTTTAAGTCATAATGTTGACTAATAATCCATTCAACACTTCTCTTTGTTTTAAAAGCTCTATCTCTATTATTTTTATTAACTTCTAAACATTTTTCTAATAAATCATCTTCAGAAAAATAACCATCTTTCTTTATTTTTTCTATAAATTCTTCTACTAATTCTCTTTCTATTTTTTCTTTATTCATCTTCTTCCTCCTCATAACTTAAAGCAATTTTAAAAGTTTTATATTCTTTTATAGCTACAATTACTACTACAGCTATTATTATTATGTTTACTATCATCTTTCCTCCTTTTATTGCGTTTTTGCAACATTTTAAATAAAAAAATATGTGGTTTCTAGCTATTTCTAAATATTATTTTTTATTTATATTCTAATTGTATCATAATTATTGCGATAATGCAATATATTTTTTTGTGTTTTCGCAAAATATATAATATAATCTTAGCAAGGAGGGATATAAAATGTTAGATAAAAATAAAGAAATTGGAAATTTATTGAGAGAAAAAAGAAAAGAACTTGGATATAGTTTAGAGGATGTGAAAATTCTTTTAAAAAAAGATTTTGATATAGAATTGGATAATAGTAATATTTCAAGATATGAAAACGGAACTGTAAAAAATATGAATGCTGCCTTTTTAAGAGCATTGTGTAAAGTTAATAAAATTGATTATATCCCTATATTTAAAGATTTAGGATATGTGGATCCAGAAGATGATAGAATACTAACATTATCAGCAAGAGATAAAAATCAATATGATAGAACAATGAGTGAAGCAGCATTATTTTTTAATGATGATAATGTTTCAGAAGAAGATAAACAAAAACTACTAATAGCTATGAATGAGTTATTTTTTATGAGCAAACAAATAAATAAAGAAAAATATGCCAAAAAATCTGATAAAGATAAAAAGTAGTGATGAGTATGGATATAAAAAGAAGGGTTGTAAATTTAGAAAAAAAATATGGGACTAGAAATCCATACAAATTATGTAAACGAATGAAGATAAATATTATTTATATGGATTTAGGGAATATAAAAGGGATTTATAAAAAAGTTGTTACTAATAAATTTATAGTAATTAACGAAAACCTAGATGAATTTTGCCAAAAGGTTGTATTAGCTCATGAACTTGGACATGCTATATTACACCATTCTAAAGAGATACAAGCATTAAAAGATTATGACCTGTTTCCAAGATTTAGTAATCAAATAGAAATTGAAGCTAATACATTTGCTGCCGAATTATTAATAGATGATCATATTGAGAATGATGAATATATAGAGAATCCTAGTATTGATATTAGGATTTTAGAACAATTAAAAAAATTAAAACAGAAAAGAGAGGAAGTTTAAAAGTGAGAGGATTAAAAACTATACAAGCTGCTAATTTTAATTGTGTTTTTGGAAAAGAAAAAAGAGCAATGTTAAAAGAATTTAAAAATATTATTTTTCCAGCTTTTTCTACTGGAAAAAAAGAATATAAGAACTCAATGATAAAAAAATTCTTCTTTAAAGAAGTTAAGATTTTTGATTCAAATCTTGGATATTGTTTATATGGTAAGATTATAAAGGATATTAATTTAGTGGTTAAGAATAGATTAGATACAAAAGAAAATTTAATAGATGTAGATGTTAAAGTACCTAGTGCTCCTTATAGTGAATTTATAATAATATTAAAAAATCATAGAATGCTTTTTGTACCAAGTCAACCTGGAAGTCCAACTTTATATGATTTTAAAAATTTAATAAAACATAGTATAAAATCTATTATAAGAAATAATGATATTCGTGAAGAAAAAAGAAGATTGACTTTTGAATTAGAAATTTTTGAAATTCCTCAAGAGATTCTTCTTGAACAAAAGTTAAGTAAAGTTAAAGATATTGAGTTTTTTAAATTTGAGATTCAACCTCAAAATTCAAAAATATTTGATGATAATTATTTCAGGGAACTAGAAGAAGCAAGAAAAGAAATAGGAGCTAGCAAAATAGAACAAAAAATTATAAAACCAACTTGTGTTGAGAGAATAAAAAAAATGGTATTAAATTTAAAAGATATGGCTCATTATAGTTTAAAAGTAAGAGAGCCAGGTAAAGAATGGGAAACAATAAAAAACTCTACATATAAAAAAGAAATTGAACACTATTTTGATGAAACTAAAACAAATGATGAGAATATAAAAATAGCAGTTGATTCAGTTGCAGGTCAAGATAAAAGACTAAGTGAATTTGACAAAGAAAATACTTTAGTATACAATGAAGTAATAGAAGAAGTAAAAAAACTACAATAATTAAAATTAGGAGGGGATATAGTTGAAAAAAGAAATTCTTAAAAGAAATTTTTTTAATAAAATAAAAATATTAAAAGAACTCTATTTAAAAGCGATTGTTATTTTTATACTTTCTTTATTTTTAGTATATTTTTTCAAATATATTCCTAATGAAATACAAGTAAAACTTTTTAAACATAAAAAAGAATTATTAGAATTGACTTCGAATAATTTTAGAAATATTTCACTTTTTTTTATAAGTATTGTAATAGGAAGTTATTCCATAGTTCAAGCATTACTTGATGATGAAAGTTTAGAAGTATTAACTAATAATAAAGAAAATGAGCCTTCCAAGTTTACATATATAAATATTTATTTTTATTCATATGTTATCATATTATTAACTGTGGTACTTTTTAATGGAGGTATTGAAGTCTTATTAAAAGTTGATAAAATTATTTTTTTTATAAAAAATTTAGATTTTACTCAGGAAGTTTTTAACAAGGTTTTTAAAATAATTATTTCATTTCAAATTGCTATGGTTATTTCTATAAGTTATGAATTTAAAATTTTTATAAGGAATTTATATGATACTTTTAAAGTTACAACTTATATAAAAGTAACTCGTGCAGTGAGTACAAAAGAGAAAATTCTGCTAATAAATAACTATTTATTTGATAAACATTTAATTGATTATTTAAGTACAGAACTAACTTCAGAAGCCTATGAGAAAATGAAAAATATAATGGGAAAAGATTTTTCATTAAATGAGGCTATTGAATATATAAAAAAGAATTCTTAATCAAAAATAAAAAGAAGATGAAAGTCTTCTTTTTTATTTATAAAAAATATTGCGTATTTGCAATTAAAGTGATATAATAAGTAAGGAGGTTATGGAATGAAAATAACTATAAACAATTATAACGATTTAAAGGCTATTGCAGTCTTAAAAGGAATAAAATTACAAACAGAATTACCTAAAATGCTTGGATATAAAAGTCGCTGGGGATTAAAATTAGCTATGGAAAATCCGAAAAAAAAGAATGAAATCATAAATAAAGCTAAACTTTTATTTGAAAACTAATATTTTTTTACATCAATTATTGCATTATTGCAAAAATAGAGAGTTTTTATAACTCTCTATTCCACTACTATAAACTTAACAATATATTTAAGGTTTATCCAAATAGTATGGTTCTCAGTTTTAAATTCTATGAAATCTTCTACTTGTGAAAGGATAGTTCCCTTATAAGTAGGAAACAAAGTTCCATTTTGAACTGTAATAAAAAGTGTTTTATCTTTGAATTTTTCAAATAAAGTCATTATATCAACCTCCATACCTAAAGTATATATTATTGGAGGAGTAAAGGCAAGAAATAAATTTTCTTTAGATAACTTATATACACTTGACCGCACATGCGGTACTTATGGGAATGTAGTTTAATGGAAAAACTTAAAAACTAAGGTTATAAAATGTTGGTTCAAGTCCATCCGTTCCCTTTTCATAAAACTTTCCCCCTGAATACAATTGGCAGAGCTGTAAAACTGCCGTATAATTTGCGTCGGTATTTGCGTCGTAAAGTAAATAAAATCAAGGGGGAAAATGAAAATTTTTTATTTTATATCTGTTCATCATTTCCAAGCCACTAGGTCATAAGGACTTAGGAAATGGTGGATAGTTACAAAATAAAAATAAATGAGGACCTAGTGGCATAGTTCCTCAAAGGAGGATAAAGATGAGTAGTAGTATTAAAGATGGAAGCTATATTAATATACAAAGTTTTATGGTTACAGAACTAGAGCTAAAAGGAAATGAACTTTTAGTTTATGCTATTATATATGGTTTTTCACAGACTAATGGAACATACTTTAGTGGAAGTACTCAATATCTAGCTGATTGGACTAATAGTACAAGACAAGGAATAATGAAAAATTTAAAATCTTTAATAGATAAAGGGCTTATAGAAAAAGTTGGAGAAAATCAACAAGTAAATTATTATAAAGCTCTTAGACCTGTAAACAAAGTTAACCAGTCAACTGAGTTAACACGTAAACAAAGTTTACAGGAAGAGGTAACTGAGTTTACAGGTACATGTAAACAAAGTTTACACAATAATATAGATAATATACTAGATAATAATATAAATAAAACTACTACTAAGTTAGATAATCTAAATAAGATAGACCAAGAATCTAAAGATAGTTCTACTAGTAGTAGTCTAGTTGAAAATAGTTATAGTAAAGAAAAAGATACAATTTATCAAATTAAATCAGCTCTACAAAGTCATGGAATAAGTATAGACACTTGTAAAAACATAATGGAGTTAGTAAGAAATGGTAGAGTAAATCTTGATAGAATAAAGTCTGTCCTTATCACAGCTCAACAAAAAGCTTGGGGAGAAGGTGCCATATATAAAGCTCTTAGAGATAATTGGGAAGCTGGAACTAGTGAAACAAAACTTCTTACTGAAAAAGACCTTAGAAAAAAATTAGCTGGTAAAGCTAATATGCTTCTTGATGATTATGAGAAAGGGAGAATCGAGTATGATACTATGATTGAGAATTATATAGAGTTTTGCTCAAATCCTATATTCACAGAAGCTTTAAAAATTGAATATTATGACAAAATAAAAAAGGCAGCTGAGAAAACTTTAGTTAAAACTGCATAAGGAGAATAAATGCTTAAATATAATCCAAATATAAATTTGATATTAAATAGTCAAAGTGTTGATGTCAACAAAACGATAGTAATTGAAGAATTATCAGAGTTACAGAAAGAACTTTGCAAGGATTTAAGAGGTTATGAGAGAAGATTGGAGATAAAAGAGGAGATATGTGATGTTTATATCTGCCTACAACTTCTGAAAGAAATTTATAACTTCTCTGATGAGGAGCTTAAGAAAATGTATGAAAGAAAAATGAGAAGAAATATTGAGAGAATAAAGGAGTGATTTTATGGGATTGGATTAGCAATACTTATATTTGTAAGCTTTTACTATGGAATAATACACCCCCAAAATAAAAAATGAGAGGAGAAATTATGGATAATAGAAGAGATATTTTAAAATCTGAAATTACTGAATTTCAGCAAAGATTAGGAATAAAAGTAATTATTACTAGAAATTTAAAGTCTATTGAGGATTGTAGAAAAGCTCTTGTTGAAATAACTAAACACTATGCTTCTATTTCTCAAGGTAATCTAGGATTAGATACTGAAGTTGATATTCTAAGAAAAAAAGTTAAAGTATTACAAGAAGAGAAAGTAGAATTAGAAAAAACTAATCAAGTATATTCTAATGATATAAAAATACTTCAAAATACAACTAAAAATTTAAGAGAGGATAGAGAGGACTTAATAGAAAAGAATAATATCCTTTATTCTGTAATAGATAAACTAAATAATAAAAAGTGGTGGCAATTTTGGAGGTAAGAAATGAAAAATGGAATAAAATCTAATAAATGTGTAACTTGTAAGCATTGCCTATATCCAGAGGGGAATGATAAAGCTTATTGTGGTCAACGTGGAGATTATATTGATGAACAATATCCAAGCTGTGAAGGATATCAGGAGGTAGAAACTAGATGAGAGAAACAGATATACAATCAACTATAATTAGATATTTAGCAATCCTTGAAACTCAAGGAAAACTATTTTTTAATAGAACTAATAATATTCCTCCAGTAAATAAAGATAGTAAAGGTAAAGTAATTGGATTTAGAAGATTACCAACTGGAGCAAAGAAAGGTATTCCTGATATATGGGTAATTATCAATGGAAAAACTATAGGCTTGGAAGTTAAAACACCTACTAGAAAACAAAGTAAGGAACAAAAAGAAATTCAAGAAAAATTTATAAAAAATGGTGCTGACTATTACGTAGTTAGAAGTTATGAGGAAGTTAAGAACATACTAGATAAGTATTTAAAGAGTGCATAGAAGAAAAGGGAGGGAATACTTAATATGAGTTCTCAAATGAGCTTCAAAGATTTTCTAAATGGTGACTCTGTATTCTCTCATAGAGAAGAGAGCGAACTCTTACAAGCTAAAAAAAAGATTAAAAATGCTATGATGAGCTGTATCTTTAATAGGTACAGCTTGTCTTGTAGAGAAGTCGAAGTTTATAAACTCTTTCATTATAAAGGACTTAATCACAGAGAAATTGCTACATTACTTAATATTAAAAGAACTACCAGCAGAAATTACCTTTATAGAGCTAATAAAAAGATAAGAAAAATAAGTAAGAAAATGGAGGAATTATGATAGATAAACTAACTGATGAAGATAAAATAGAGATTATTTACAACTCTCTCTCCAAGATAGAAGAAATCTCTTTCACAGATAAAAGAGAAAAAATTAACTTCAATCCATATATGCTGTATCTTAATTTTTTAGAAGCTCAAGGAAAAATAAAGATTAAGATGATTGAGAATTGTAGTAAAAGAGAATGGAAAATTATTGTTGAGAAGCTTTAAATCAAAGCTCCTTTTTTATTATATATAAATATTGACATGAACTTCTTTTTTGTATAATATTTATTATAGAGTATATTTAAAAGGGGAAAAATATGGAAAAGGAAAAAATAAGTGATAATACATACGATGATATACATAATTTAAAATTTAATAAATCTAAAATATTAAAGGAACAACTCAATTCTTTAAAAAAAAGAGAAGAGCTTAATAGCAGATTAAAATTTCTGTTATCAACTATAATGTTTATTAGTCTCTTGCTTATAATACTACTTATATCTTTAGTTTTTTTTAAAAAAGAAAGTGTTCGATTATTTTTAAATTCAGATAAGTTTGAATTAATGTTAACATTAATAGCGACTATTCCTCCACTAATATTTCTTATTGAAAGTTTTTTTGATAAAAATTTGATATTTGATAAAATAAAAGAAACTTCAGATGAATTAGAATATTTGAATATAGAAAATGAATCTGATATAAAAAAGGCAGAAAAACAATTTAAATTACACCAAAATGAACTCCAAAAATATTATTCTCAGAATTTATCACACAGTCAGAAAATTTTTTACACAGGAATAGTTTGTATAATTTTAGGCTTTGGAATAATAGCCTTTACAATGTGGATTCTATCTACTAAAAATATTAATAATACTCTTGAATTAATGATTACAGGTGGGATAGGAGGAGTCCTTTCTAATTTTATTGGTGTAATATATCTTAAAATGTATTCAGAAACTTTAAAAGTTTTGATAGAATTTCATAATAAATTAGTATATACTCATAATTTACATTTCAGTAATTATCTTTTAGCTAAAGTTGAAAATAAAGAATTGAAAGAAAAAATTTTACAAGAAGCAATTTTAGCAATTGTTAAAAAAGAAAAATTAGATTAAATAAAAATTTTTTAAAGGGAGTAAAGTGTGATAAAATTTTTAAAAAAACAATTTATTAAATTACTAATTTATATTATTATTTTAGGACTTATTACTGTATTATTTTTTTCTCGTAATTGGGATAAAAATACTCTTTTATCTGTTATTTCTTTAATAACTTCTATTTTTATAGCTTTTATGGGTAAAACATGGATAGATGATTATAAGTTAGAAATAGATAGAGAGTTAGAAAATCATAAATTAAAAATAAATAAAGAATTGGAAAGTTATAAAACTAAGTTATCTGGTTATACATTGGTTACTAAATTACAATATGATTTGGAATTTAAAATATATACAGAGATATATGAAATAATGTTTTTATTATATATTGAAACTGATAAACTTCATCCTCCAATAGATAATTTTCCAACAGAGAAAGAAGCCTTTAAAACTGAAATAACAAATAGATTAAATCGTTTTGGAAAATTGTACAATAAAACTTCTAATACAATAAATAAATATAGACCTTTTTATTCAGATAAAATTTTTGAAATTTTAAGAGACACAAGAGATTTATGCCATAAAGAAAGCATATTTGTAGCATTTACTATAAAAGAACATCCAATAGTTTTTGATTATGAAGCTTCAATAAATCGAAAAGTAAAAATAAATGAAAATTTAGAAATAATTTCTAATTTAATAAAGAAAAGAATTGAAAATATGAAAATTATAGCAGATTAAATTTATTTAGGAGGAAAGAGAATGATAGAAGAAGGAAAAAGAACAGAAGCTCTTGCTATATTAAAAGACAAATTTCGTGGTTCTGAAGAATTAATCATTATTGATGCATATTTTTTCGCTTTACCATCGAAAGTTACTAAAGAAGAATTGATAAATGAAATGTTAGATACACTTCCAAATCATTTAAGAAGGCTTTTAATTATAACAAGTATGAAAAACAATTTTACAAATATTTATAATGAATTTGAAAGAAATTTTAAAAGAAGATTTCCTAATTGTCAATTAGATGTCATACTTTTATCTAAAATTCATGATAGAGTTTGGATAAATAATAACAATAATTATTTAATTGTAGGAACTTCTTTTAATGGATTAGGAAAATCTTTTAGTTTTATTTATAGTCTACAAAAGGATGAAAATAAAATAAATGTTAATAATTACTTTATAAAAAAAATTAGAGCTAGTAAAGTAAAAATTCCTATAAATAATCAAGAAACTATAGAAACGAGGTTGAAAGATAATTATTTAAATTATTTTATAAGTAGAAATATAAGTTTAGGTGAAGAAGCATGAAAAAAATATATATAATATCAGGAATTATATTTTTAGGAATTATATTTTCATTTTTACCAATAACAATTGATAGATTTTTTATGGATTTATTTGTTACTCATTGGAATAAAGGGGAATGGGCTGGTTTTCTAGGTAGTTACCTTGGTGGTGGTATTGGAGGTATAATAACTCTTTTAGGTGTTTGGTGGCAAATGACCAATGAAAAAAAGACTAAAGAAAAAGAAAATAAATTAGGATTTTTACGGCATATTGAACATATATTGACTAGAAATCTTAATCTAGATAAAGATAAAGAAATTTATCAAAAAATAAATGATGAATTTATGAAGAATACATATCATGTATTCTCATATAATTCTTTTTCATTAACTGGAGAAGATTCAACAAAATTAATATTAGAATTTAATTCTAATATTATTAATGAAAATCTCAATTATATTTATACTCTTTCATTTGGTAAAAAACTATATGAATTAAATGACAAAATAAAAGAGTTCAATAATTTATATGATTTTTTATTAAGAAATCTCTCTTCTAAAAAACAACTTTTAGAGGAATTAAAAGATACAAATATGAATTCATATGTAGATATTCTTGAAAGAATTTCAAACTTAGTTTATAATTTAGCTTTTAACAGAGGAATTAATGCCAGAATTAATATAGAAAATTTTGAAGGTGTATCTATTCCACCTGAGTTAAAAGATAATATAAATGAAATTATTACAACAAAAGATAATTATAAAAATAATGAATTTATAAAATTGGTTACTGAAACTATTCTTATTGCAACTAAATATATTCAAACTAAATTGGATTTTGATTCTGAATTAGCAAAAAAATTAATTAATTATAGAATAAAAGAAGATAAATTATATCAGTTAAACATTTTTAAAATTTTTGAAGAAATGGAAGAAATTCTAATTGACATAAGAAAGGAAATTAATAAGATATAAAATTAAAATTTTTATTTTTAGAAGTCTAGTATCCACTAGGCTTTTTTTATTTTTTAAAAAAATTTTATAAAAAACGTCACTATCAAATTGGTGACGTTTTTCTATTAGTGAGAATAATCTTAAAAAGCTGGAGGTGTTAAGATGATGTGACTAACTATCAATTAGCTGAAAAAGACTATAAAGCTGGAATGAAATATAAAGAGATAGCTCAAAAATATGGAGTTACTCTCAATACAGTAAAGAGTTGGAAAACTAGATATTGGAATGATGAAAAAAAGAAAAAAGTGTGCACACCTAATAAAAAAAGTATGCATACAAAAAAGGTTAAAGAAGTAGCTAAAAATCTAGTTATAAGTGGTGCTAGTATTAGTGAAACAGTGGAACAAACTGGAATACCTAGAGCAACTGTAGGAAGATGGAGTTCAGAATATAATCTCCAAGCTAAACAACTAGAGTTTTTAAAAGAATTTAGAGATAAGCAAAGAGAAAGAATATTACAAAATAAAAACAAAAGATTAGAAATCAATGAAGAAGCTTTAAAGGCTATCTACTATGAAGTAATGAATTGGAAAGAGAATGGAAAAATTTCTAAAGCACTTATGGAAAAACTAATTATGAATGAAGAATTAGAACAGTTAATATTAGGCTTGGATAGAATAGAAAGATTAGAAAAATTAGAAATAGAGAGAGCTAAAAATAAAACTGAAAAAACTGAAGATAAAAAACCTATCTTTATAGCAGGTGGTGGAGAACTTGAGGACTAATATTTCAAGTAATTCTGAATATGTTTATCTCCCTGATATTGTAGGAAAAAGATATGCAACATTTTGGAATTTTAAAGGAAGATACAGAATAGTAAAAGGTGGAAGAGGAAGTAAGAAAAGTTATACCACAGCTTTATGGTATATAACTAAACTTATGGAACTTCCTGAAAGTAATTTACTGGTTGTAAGAAAAGTATTTGATACTCATAGAGGAAGTACCTTTGCTCAATTAAAAACTGCTATGAAAAGATTAAAAGTCTATCATCTATGGAAATGTACTACTTCACCAATGGAAATGACATATATACCTACTGGGCAAAAGATTATATTTAGAGGATTAGATGACCCATTAAAAATAACTTCTATTACAGTAGATGTTGGATATTTATGTTGGGCTTGGTTTGAAGAAATGTACCAAATAGAAAATGAAGATGACTTCAATAAGATAGATGTTTCTATTAGAGGAGCTGTTCCAAATCACTTATTTAAACAAATTACTTGTACTTTTAACCCTTGGTCTGAAACTCATTGGTTAAATGATAGATTCTTTAAAGGTGGAAAAGAAGATAAAGATAATCTTTTAACTAAAGGATTAGCAATTCATAAGAATACCAAGGATATATTAGCTATAACTACTAATTTTAGAGCTAATGAGTTCCTTGATGAAGCTGACCTTAATGTATTTAATCTGATGAAAGAAGAAAATCCAAGAAGATTTGAAATAGAAGGAAATGGTAATTGGGGAATATGTGAAGGAACTGTCTTTTATAGATGGGAAGTATTAAATTTTGATATCAATACTCTTATAAAAACTGGTAAATATCTAACTTGTATAGGACTTGACTATGGTTTTACAAATGATCCTACTGCTTTAATAGTTAGCTTAGTAAATGAAGATGAAAAAGAAATCTATATTATAGATGAACATTATCAAACAGGTATGTTTAATGAGGATATAGTGGAACTTATTAAATATAAAGGGTACTCAAAATCAGTTATAGTAGCAGATTCTGCAGAAGAGAAATCTATTAAATGGATGAAGAAAAATGGAGTTCCTAGAATTAAAAGTTCTGTCAAAGGGCCAGATAGTATTATGTTTGGTATCCAATATCTACAAGGATATAAAGTCTTTATACATCCTAAGTGTAAAAACTTCATCATAGAGATAAAAAACTATGTATGGGATACAGATAAAAAAACTGGTAAATCATTAAATAAACCTATAGATAATTACAACCATTTAATAGATGCTTGGAGATATTCAATAGAACCACTATTGATTAGAAATAATGTTAATAAAGATAACTTTAAATTTATTACCAATAAAAAATAAAAGGAGGTGTGAAAAATAGAAAAAGATATAAAAAAGGCTAAAAAAGAACTACTTATATCAGGTGTAGTTAAATTATTTCAAGAATCTAATACTTATGATGAAACTCTCAATAGTGAAAGTGTAAAAAAGATTATTAATGATATAGATATAGCTTCAGCACTTCAAAAACTTGAAAGAGCTGTTGCTGGTAGGAAAATACTTCCTTATGCTAAAAATCCTGATATGAGTGATTTAGAAAAAGAAATTCAACAAAGATTTTCAGGTATTAAATTCAATAGAATTATAAACCATTTAATCACAGCTAGGTATTTTGGATATAGTTGTTTTGAGATAGTCTATAATGAAGATTTTTCAATAGATACTCTTATACCTATTCCTTATGACTATATCAATTATGACACTAGAACTAAAGAATGGGAAATAAAGGTAGGTTCAAATAAAACTCCTTTAACTAGAGAAAAATTCCTTTTATGCATACATAAGTGGAATCCAGCAAAAGTTATGGGAACAAGTATATTTGAATGTTGTCAACAAGCTTTCTTAGATAAATCTATGTTTCAAAGACAGCTTAGAGAGATAGCTGAAAAGTATGGGGACCTTATTGTTATATATCCCTATGATGTAAATATGGAAGAAAAGGAAAGAGAAGTACTTAGAAAATCTGTTGAAAATATAAGAGGAGCTTCTAGTATAGGAGCACCTGTTGACTTTAATGAAGAGTTTGACTTAAAGAAAGTTATAGACTTTATAAAGTTATCTGACTTAGACCCTAGCATTTATACAGAGTTAGAGAACAGAGAAAAAGAAAAACTTATTCAAAATATACTTGGTTCTACTCTCACTATGGATAATGGTGGAGGAGCTGGAAGTTATTCTTTAGGACAAGTACACCAAGATGGATTTGAGCAAGTAGTAGAAGAGATATGTAAATTTGTTACAGATTCATTATTTCAACTTTTAGAAATTGATTCTATGTTCTTTGGATATAATCCTAAAGATTTTGAATTTGTCCTTGAAAAGATATATACAGAAGCTGACAAGGTAGAACAAGAGAAAGAAAAAGAAAATTTGAAGTCAATAAAACTTGATAATATGTTGAAATTATCAAATATTGGCTATAAGCTCTCTAAAGTCTATTTAGCAGAGTATTTAGGTATAGACGAAGTTTCACTCGAAGAAAGTTCTGTACCTATGCAGAATAGAATATTACGAGGGGAGTTTTCAAAAACTAATAATGTAGATGACCGACTTTTCAATACTGTTGAAGCTCAAAAGAAATTTGAGGAATATTTAAAAAAAAAATTAGATAAATTTACTGAAAATATTGAAGAGCAAATTATAGAACAGTTAAAAAATATTGAAGAGGGAGGACAATTTACATTAAATATTGACTACTCTGAACTAGAAGATGATTTAATCTTATCTCAAGTAAGAGCATATGCAACAGCTAAAACTATTATTTCAGGATTATCTCTTGATGAGTTTGACCCTTTCAATATGCCTTTCCAAGAAGCTATTAAATCTTTTATAGATAAAACACCTATTCTTTATGAAACTATTGAAGAGATAACAGAAGAAGTAAGAGCTAATTGCTTTTGGTTAAAGAAAAGTACAGACTTAGAAATGACTTCAAGACTTTTTGAAAATATGAAAAAAAATCTTGAAAATGGAGGAACATTAAAACAATGGATAAAGGATAGTAAAGAAGCTATTGAGAAGTTAGGACTAGAAAAGCAAGGATATTATCTTGAGAATGTTTATAGAACTAATATGTTCTCACAATATAGCATAGGTAATTATAAACAACTTAAAGAAGATGAAAAGCTATTCCCTTATTGGCAATATCATGCAATAGAAGATAATAGGACAACTTCTATTTGCAGGACTTTAAATGGAAAAATATTTAAGTCTGATAATCCTTTTTGGGATATCTATTATCCACCTAATCATTATCAATGCAGAAGTACTGTAATATGTCTATCTAAAGATGATATGAAAGAGTATGGATATAAATTATCAAAGTATGATGAAACTATGACAGGAGAAGAGCTTGGAAGCTTTAAAGGAAATCCAGCTAATAAATATTGGGAAGATATGGAGAAAAGAGCTAATGAAAAACAAGGTGTATTTGTATGGGAGTAAGAACTACTAATAATACTTCAAAAAGAATAAAAGATATTATAAAAAATTGTAATGATTTAAGAGATCCTTTAAAAATAATAGCTAGAGATATGAAAAATGAAACTTTAAGAAATTTTGATAATGAAAAAAGTTATCTAGGTGTAAAGTGGAAAAAGTCAAATAGAGCTAAAAAAGATAGAGGAAAAACATTACAAGATACAGGTAGACTATATAACTCTTTTACAAGATATTCTGATAACAATGTAGCTAGAGTTGGAACTAATGTCATCTATGCTAGAGCTTTAAATAATGGACTAAAAAAAGGAGAGAATGGAACTGTCAATGCAGTAATTAGAACTCATTATAGAAGAATTAGATATAAAAAGAAAAATGGCGAATATGCAAAAAATAAGAAAAGAGTAAAAGTAAGGGCTCATGTAAGGACTATAAAAGTACCTTGGGGAGATATTCCAGGATATAAATTTTTAGGAATATCACCAAGAATGAGAATGAAATATAAAAATATACTTTTACAACATGTTTTAAAAAGGAGATAGCATGGGTAATAATATTTTAGATTTAAGTAGATGGTTTTGTATAGGACAAGGAACTTATGCTAAAGGTATTCCATGTTCATATTTTTATAGAAGAGGGAGGTAAAAAAGATGATAACACCAGTAGGATTTTTATTTCTAGGAATAGTAGGAGGAGTAACTGTAGGTTTAATTTGGGGAGTAGTTAGAGAAAGAAAAGGTAAAAATAAAAAATATATCTTTTGGGGACCTAAATTAGAGAAAAAGGAGGAGAAAAATGCCAAAAAGAATATTTAAAGCTGGTAATTATGGAGCAAAGGGAAACTATACAGTAGATGACCTTAAAAGTTGGATAGGAAAAGAATTTTCTATCACAGCTGGCCATGTAGGAGATTGGACTAGTAAAGGATATCCTACCACAGCCATTCCAGTCGCTGGAAGTTGTAAGGCAGTTGGAGTAGATGAAGAAGGATATTTACTAGCAGAATTTACCTATAATTATTTTGGAGATAGTATCAAAGAAATGTATCCAAATCTTTCAATAGGAATAGGAACTGATGGTAATCCTAACCACTTAGCAATATTAGGATATGCTCCACCTCATTTAAAAGATTTAGATAAGTCTTTTAGTGAGTTTTCTCAAGACTTAACATCATTAGAAACAACTCAAACAATAGAGTTTGCAGAAGATGACCAAGCTAAGATTGATGAATTTACAAGTTATATTAAAGGTGTTGATGCATCAAAAATAAAATTAGGAAATTTATTTGATGTTTTATGGGAAAAAGATAGCGAGAGAGTAACAGCAGATAAGCTAAAGGCTGCTGGATATACAGTAGAAAAAACAGCGGAGTTCTCAAAAGAAACTCTTGGAAGTATTGCTAATACTCTAGGATATATCTTAGCTGAAAAACCTGTTGAGAACTTAACTCAAGCTGAAATGTATGAGAAAGTTAGAGCAGAGTTTACTAGAGATAATGAGAAAAAAGAAGTTAAGGAAAAATTTATTAAAATGTTCCCACCAGTAATGCATTCGTTTATTGAATTTGGAATAGATAAAGCTTTTGATGAGAAAGAATACTCAAATATTATTGAGTTCTCTGAGGGAAAAAAGGGAACTATAGCCAATATGTTAAAAGAGTTCTCTAAGGAAGATGGCCCTTTTGCACACTTATTCAAAAATATATCTAGTGGAATAGAATTTTCAGAAGATAAAGACCCAGTACAAGAAGCTAAAGAGTTAGCTGAATCATTTTAAGGAGGTATAAAGAATGGCAACTTTTGAAAGAAAAACAGAAAATTTAAAAGACAAAGCAGTTATCAGATTACAACCTGATATGCAAGTAACAATGGGAGCAGGGGCAGTGAAGCATTTACAACCTATAGCTCAAGACAAAACAGATGGTAAATTCTATGCTTATGTGAAAGATGACCCTAACAAAGGAGTTATAGCAGGACTATATATGGGAGCAGATACTACAGCAGAGGCTGATGATGTTGGTTATATCTCTACTTATGTAGTTGTTGGTAAAGAAGATATTCAAGGAATAGAATGGGAATCTGATTTTACAGCTATACATCAATTAAAAGTAGCTGGAGTTATTTTAACAACTAAAATTGAAGGAACAGAGGAGGCTTAATAAATGAATAAAAGAATGATTTACTTAATATCTCTAATAGCTGAGATGTCACAAAAATTAAATATTCCAAAAAGATACTCAAAAAAATTCATAAACTCTGGAAACGAATACTTATCTCCAACAGAAAAAATAAGAATAGAAGATTTAACAGATCACTTTGTAACAGCTGGAATTGTAGGAAGAACAGAAGTTTTACCTATTCTTGGTAAAGATGGATATAGAGTTATTGAGTTTGAACCTGATATTATTGGAGGACAATTTCCTTATTCAGCTAGTGATTTAATCCAAATAAAAGCTGGTGTTCCTATGTACACAAAAACAGGAGCCGAAATTCCTACAATTAAACAAATGGAAGCTAAATATTCAAGACTAATTGCTGCTGCTATTGATAATAGATTTGAAAAACAATGTGCTGAAGTTTATTTAAAGGGTACTTATACTGACAAAAATAAGAAAGCTCATGAAGTAGGAGTTAAAGCAGATAAACCTCTTTCTTGGACTAATGGAACAACTGTTTTTGTTGATGAAGTTTTAAAACTTGCTTTAGCTTATCAAACTAAACATGGAATGTGGCCTGAAATCGAAGTAGGAGAAAACATATTTAATGCTATAAAAAATGAAGCTAATGATACTAGACAAAATATAAATAAAGTTGAATTTAGAGTTGATGGAAATGAGCCATACTTAATGATTGGAACTCAAAAAGTAGAACTTCTAGTAAATGCTAAAGGAACTGATGATAAAGAGATAGATACTAAAAATCTAATTATTTTATCTAATGTTAATAACTTAGCAGTTGGATATGGTTGTCTTACTTATGGAGATGTAGCAAAGAATGAATCAGTTTTAGTTAGATCCAAAGTAATAGCTGGAGATACTAAAGTAGAGGAAACTACTGGTAGTAAAGGACTATGGGGTAAATCAGCTCCAATGCCTCTTGTATTATCAACAACTAAATTTGAGAGATATAAGGTTACTATATCTTAATTTAGAGGGGGACATTCCCCTCTCCTGAAAAGGAGGATAGATGGAAAATAATAATATTCCTATTATTACAATAGATTACTTTGAGGAAGTATATATTGAACATGTGATAAATACTCTTAGAATTTCAAAAGATGAATTTAGGGCTAAATTAGAAAGCATAGATTCAACTTCTATCAATAAAAAAGCTGATAGATTTATTACAACATATTTAAAAAATCGTACTGATAAATTAACAGAAGATAACTGGATAGCAGCTAAGGAATTATATATACAGTGGAAACTTTTTGAGGGTATAGAAAGAGAAGAGGAAAGTAGAGATAAAAAAGAAACTTTAATAGAACTCTTAGAACTTTTTAAAAATGAAGTAATAGAACTTGAAGATGAAGAGATAGAAAGTCAAAAAAAAGTAGCAAAAATTATAGTACATAGTAGAGGTGTATAACATGCTATTAACTAAAAGACTTGAATACTTCAAACAAAAATTTGAAAATGAAGAGAATAGAAAAAGATGGAGAGTGTTTTATCAAGATGAGTTTGATGATGAAAAGATAGATGGAAATACAGTCTATTTTGTAATCACAAGAGAAGAGGAAAATAAAAAACAAAAAACAGTTGATTTTTCAATATTCTATTCTAAATCTAGTTCTAGGTATGAGTTGTTAAATTTTAGAAATGAAGTAAAAGATTTTCTTAAATATCTTAAAGAAAATTTTGAAACTTCTAATTTTTACTGTATTGATAACTCATATAGAATTGAATATTCCACTATAACAGATAGAGGAGGAATAAGAGTAGCTGAAATTCAATGTACTTATGATTGTACTAGAGATATTTTAGATGAGGAAAATATTGAAGAAAACTTAAAGAAAATGGAAATTTTAAAAGATAAATATATTTTAAATGAGTAAAGGAGGAAAAATGGCAGGATTAAATGGAAAACCTAAGTTCAAATTTCTCTTTGAAGAAAAGGCAGCCGTACTTATATCAGGAACTATAAGAGGTGTCTTAGGGGTAATCATGTTCGATGCCACTAAGGAAGACTTTACAAAAAAAGAGTACTATTCAGCTGTTGAAATAAAAGAAGAAGATTGGACAGCTGAAAACTTTAAGGCTTTAAAAGCTATGGCATTTAGAGGAAACCCTTTTAAAGTTGTAGTATATAAGGCAACTAAAGAAAACATTAATGATGTTTTAAAAGAAATTAAATTAGATGAACCTAATTATTTATGTTGTCCATTTGTTAGTGGAGAAGATAAACCAGAAACTTTGTTAACAGACTTAGAAAGTTGGATTAATTCAATTAGAAATACAGAAACTATCAAACTTGGAAATGATACTTCTACAATTAAGTTAGTTGTATCTTCATCAGCTAAACCTGATAAACCTTGGATAATAGATTATGATTCAAGACAAGTAGCACATACAATAGTAGATTTTGAAGAGAAAGCTTATACAGCTCAAGAATATACTTTATGTATAGCTTCTATGTGTGCTGGAGTAGCTCTCAATGCTTCTATCACTAATATGGAGCAATCTTGGTTAAAATCATTTAAAACTACTGTTGATGATGAAAATACAGCAATAGGGGAAGGAAAGCTATTAACTGGATTTGATGGTAATAAATACACTATCATTAGAGGTGTTACATCATTTACAACAGCAACTGACACTATGAATAGAAGTTTTAGTAAAATTAGAAAGATGGAAATTATGGATATTCATCAAAAGGATATTAGAAATGTCTTTAAAGAAGCTTACAGAGGAAAATATCAAAACTTCTATCCTAACAAATTATTATTCTTAGGTGCTGTAAATGCTTATCTTAAAGAATTTGTAAAAGCTGGACAGCTTGACCCAGCTAATGAAAATAGAATGAAGATAGATACAGAAGCAACTAGAGATTATATTATTTCTAAGGGGACTTACAAAGGAAAACCTATTACAGAAGAGGAAGCTAAAAAACTTACTGAATATGAGTTATTAAGAGCTAATACTGATGATATCTTATTTGCTTATATTCCTGACTATAAACCTACTGATGTAATGGAAGACTTTGAAGGAAAAGCTTATTTATAGCGGTAAAATTGGACATTGGAAATTGAATATTATCTGAGTAAATTTTTAATTAAAGTCCTTGACTTTTATTAGAAGATATGATATTATATACTTGTAGGGAGGAGGTGTAAACGTGCTTGATTTCTTACTAGACCTTTCTCAATTAATTATAAATCTTATAATAATATATAAGTTTATAAAAAAGAGAAAGTAAGCTGCAAGGGAGGGAGAGCTCCTCCCACCCTCTCCCTTAATTATTTATAAAATGTAGGAGGTGTTACAATGGAATGGTTAGATTTATTAGTTAAAATCACAGGAGTAATAGCTTTTATATGTATAATTATTGATTTTATTCAAAAAAGGAAAAAATAAAAAGGACTAATCAAATAATGATTAATCCCTTTTAAAACGTGCTTGATTTTCTTAATTTAATTTTATCATTATTTCTATTAAAAGTCAAGGAGAGTTATGGAAGATAAGAAAAAGGTAGGTAGACCTACTGGTATAAATAAAAGTGTAAAGTACTTAGGATATAAATATACTCCTGAAGAACATCAAAAAATGGTAGAAGCTCTTGAAAAGTATAAGGCAAAGCACAACTGTACCACTTCAAAAGCTTTATATGAAATAATATTAAATTCTATAAAATAAATTATTAATCCTCAGATGATATTCATTTGAGGATTTTTTATATACAAAATTTTAGGAGGTAGAGAATGGCTGGAGATTTTAATTTTAAACCAAGCGATGTCGTAAGTGGTAGCTTTGGTAAAGTGTATAGAAATGGAAGATGTATAGCTGAATTATCAGAGTTTACAGGTAAATTAAGTTTAGAAAGTAAAGATGTACTACTATCTAATGGAGAAACTGGAAAGAAAAATACAGCTGTTTCTTTTGAGATAACAGTAAAAGTTCAAAAGGTTTTTTCTTATGAATTAGAACTTTTAAAAAATATTAAAGATGGAAAACTTAATAATTATTGTGATATTAATGTTGAATTAGATGACCCTGAAGCTTTAGGAGCTGAAGCTATTGCAGTAGCTAATTGCTTACCTACTGGAGATATAGATATATTATCATTTACAAAAGGGGAACTAACAGAAAGAGAATTTACATTCTCTGCTCAACCAAGCAATATTGATATTTTAGAAAGTATTGCTGATATATAGGAGGTAAAAATTAATGGATATTAAAACACTTATAGACAATGCAGAGAAAATAAAAGATAAAGGAAATATTAAAAGAACTTCTATTACAGTTAAAATAAAAAGATTTGAAGAATTAGGATTTAAAGAGCCTATTGTTGTATTAGAGAAACCTACATCAACTACTATTTTAGCTGCTTTGGAAAAGCAAAGTAAATATTATCAATTATCAGAATGCATGATTAATCCTGACTTATCTAACAAAGATGTCCAAAAAGCTTTTAGTGTAAATAATAAAGAAGCTTTACTAAAAAAAATATTTACTGAAGAAGAGTTAGATGACTTAATTATGCATGTAGGTAAATTAAATATGACTCAAAATAAAGCTGTATTGGTTAGTGATATAAAAAACTAATCAAGACCAATGATAATCTTTATAGGCTCTATCATTGGAATCTAAAAGGACAAAATATCTTTGAAAAACCTCTTATAAAATTAGATAGCATAGAACAAGCATTTTTAGATGCTTGTTTTATGTTAGAAATAGAAGAAAAAAAGAAAGCTTATGGAAGTAAATAGGAGGTTGTATGGCTAGAGAAGTTGATTATATTGAAATTGTGGCCAGAGCAAATGGCCAACAAGAATTACGTCAAGTCGGTGGAATTATTGATGAACTTATGAGAAGAGCTCAAGAAGCTGGAGTAAGTGTAGATGACTTAACAGAACAATTAAGAAATCTAAATGAAGAAGCTGGCCATACTAATAATTATGATAATGTTATTAGTAAATTTAAACAAATAGCAAGTATAGCTGCAATAGGAATGGGAATAAAGAAGTCTATTAATGTATTCACGGCTTTTGATGATGTAGCTAGAAGAGTTCAAGGAACTACAGGAGCAAGTGCTGAAACTATGGAGTTATTAAGATACCAAGCCAAAGAACTTGGAAGAACAACTTCATGGAGTGCTAGTGAAGCAGCAGAAGCTCAATTTGAATTTGCAAAAGCTGGATTTTCTACTAATGAAATTATAGCAGCAACAAGTGGAATCTTAGATACAGCTACAGCATCTCAAATGGAACTAGCAGAAGCTACTGAAATTACAGCAGGAGCTTTAAGAATGTTTGGATTAGATGCCAGCAAGTCTACACAAGTAGGAGATATGCTTACTAAAACAGCAAGTGCAACAACAACTGATGTAAGAGATTTAGCTGAGAGTTTAAAATATAGTGGAAATGGTGCTAGACAGTTTGGACTTAGCTTAGAACAAACATTAGGAATACTTGGACAACTAGGTAACTTATCATTAAAAGGCTCTCAAGCTGGAACTGCTTTACAAGCTGTATTTTCTACATTACAAAATAAGCAAAAACAACAAATGTTGTTAAATATCGGTGTTCAGCTAACAGAAGATGGAAGTTATAGAAATGTATTAGATATTATTGAAGACATAAAAGAAAAAACTAAGGGAATGGCAAAAGCTCAAAGAGAAAGTTTTATAAGCCAAGTTTTCCAAGAGCAAGGTTCTCAAGCTATGAATAGATTATTAGCAACTCCAAAAGAAGAATTAGATAAACTAATAAATGAAGTTAAAAATTCAAGTGGATTTTCTCAAGAATTAGCAAATACCTTAAATGCTGGACTTGGAGGTTCTTTTAGAAATTTAACATCTGCTACTGAGGGATTAGCTATAGCTTTTGGAGAATATTTAGAACCTACTGTAATAACTCTTATAGATGGAGTAACTCAACTTGTTACTGCTGGAACTGGAGTTATTGAATGGTTAAATTCAGGAAGTTACCTCGCTGATACTTTAACATTTGCTATCTTTGGTTTAACTTCTGGATATATGGCATATAAAGGTGTACTTATTGCTACAACTTTATGGGAAAAAGCTTTAGCAGCAGCAAGTGCTATAAAAACAGGTGCTATATGGGCTAGTAATGCGGCAATGGGAGCTGCTAATTTTATTACAGCTCTTTTAACTGGAAATATGACACTCGCCACTATTAGTACTTGGGGATTGAATACAGCTTTAGCTGTTCTTACTTCTCCAGTAGCTTTGATAGTAGGAGCAATAGTTGGACTTGGAGTAGGATTTGCAGTTCTATATAAAAGGTCAGAAAGATTTAGAAATGCTGTTAATCCTTTAATTAATATTCTAAAAGAACTTTGGGGTTGGATTCAAAAATTTAATTTTGTTGGAGTAATGATTAATGGTGTAAAAGAGGGAATTAGTTGGTTAGATGATAAACTAGGATTTGATTTAGAGGCAACAGTAAATGCTGGAGCAACTGGAGAAACTAATCAAGAAAATAAAGCTAAAATACAAAATATAGAAAATCAAATTGCTAGTGGAAGTGGAACTTATTCTCCTGAAATTTCAACAGGACCAGGATTAAATACAGATTATCTACTTAGTGGTAGTGGAAAAGAACAACAAGTTAAACATAATGGTTATTATCTAAAAGGTACTAAAAATAGTGGAACTAATGGAAATGTTTATAATAATAGTTCCAATAGCTCTAACTTTAACAGTGTTTATACATCAATGCCAGTTGAAAAGACTATTGAAGAAAAAATGTTAGATACTCTATTGGCCATAAAAAATCTTTTAAGTTTTAAAGGAGAAAAGAGCAATAATACAGCTACTAACAACTCTCAAATAGTTATAAATATCAATAAAGGGGATAATATAAGTGATATTATTTCCCAAGTAGTAGAAGATTTAACAGTAATATTAGGAAATATATAGGAGGTGGTAAATATGATGACAGAAGTACTTGAAAAACTATTACAAACTAGTTCTCTTGCTAAAATTGACCCACAAACACAACTTTCAGAGTGGGCAACAGATAAAATTACTGGAGGAATAGCAAGTAATATAAATCAACTTACTCAAAATAATCCTGTACTTAGAAAACTTTATTCTTTCTCAAGAATATTAAAAGAGATAAAAGTATCAATAGCAGAAGAAAAGAACGGAGTAGAGTTATCTATATTTACCTTTCCTGTTACTCCAGCAAATATTAAATTTATTGGAAATGATAATATTATTGAGGAAGTCGATACAATAGCTGGAAAAATAAACTACAAGAAAGATATAGATTTTAGAATAGTTAGTTTTTCCTCTTTTTTTCCTAATAATTACTACTCTTTTTCTAATGACTATAAGTATTTTGGAATAGATTGTGTAAATAAGGTTGATGAATTAAAACTAAAAGAAACTCCTATAAAGCTTGTAATCACAGGTATAGGACTAGTTCTCAAGTGTTATATTTCTAAGTTTGAGCCTAACACTACTCCTGAAGGGGATATTGAATATACTATTGAATTTAAGGAAGCTAAAGACCCAAGTATTTATGAAACTCAATCAAAACACTATGTATTTAAGCCTGAAGCTTTCAATTTAAGCAAGTAGGTGTTTACAATGATAACTACATATTGTATAAAGAATACTTCAAGCCAAATAGTAGATATTTCAAATATAGTCAAAGCTGAAATGAAATTAAAAAAATCTATAAGTGAGTTCGCTTGGACCTTAGACTTTAATATAACTAAAAACCCTCAATTCTACAATGTAGAGATAGGAGATATTATAGCTATAAAACTTGATGGTAAAGAGATATTTTCAGGAATAATTATTAATGGAGATATCACTAATTTATCTTTTAAAGCTGTTGATTATGCTTGGTATTTTTCAAAGAATGAAGAAATTTATCAATTTGAAGATATAGAAGCTTCTATTGTTGTAAGAAAGCTTATAGAAACTTTTGGAGCTAATACTGGAAATATAGAAGCTACCAATACTATGGTTGATAATTTCTATTTTGGAAAAACTTTAGGAGAAATTATCAAAGAGATTATAAAAAATATTAAGGACTTAGAAAATCAAGAGTTTAGATTTTTTTATAAAGAAACTAAATTTCACTTTGAAAGAAGTAAAAAGAACAAATATAAAAGAGGAATATATACCCCTCTCAGCTCATTATCTTCCATTCTGAACGGTTATGAATGTAATGCCTTGAATTACATCAAAGAACCTAAAAGAACACTGGATATAGAGGGAATGAGAAATTCAATTAGAGTATATAAGACATCAGGAAAAGAATATATTCAAGTTAGCACAGCAAAAGACAAAGGGAATATTGAAAAATATGGACTTATGCAAAAATTAGTATCTTATAAAGATAATGATTTGAATGGTGGAACTATTACAGCTACTAATCTACTAAACCAAGAAAATAAAGTTAATGAAAAAATCTCTTTTGAAATTCCTCTATTGAGTGAATTTATAAGAGATGGAGAAATTTTAAAATTATCTTATGATAAGTATGGAATAAATGGAGTATTTGAAATCACAAGTATTACTTATAACTTTAGTATGCATAAAACAATTTTTACAGCTTCATTAGAGCTAGAAAAGGTGGAATAAATGGTAAAAGATGAAAGATATTATAATGCTCTAACTAAAATAGCTCTAATTATAAAAGCTAGGGATAATCCTAAGTGGCTTGGAGCTGTTACAGGAGAAGTTGTCAAAGCTCCTCCTGAATTAGAGGTTAAATTAGAAAGTGGAATTATTATAAAAAATAAAAAAATTATGATTAGTATTGAAAAAATAATAGGGTATAAAAGAACTTATTCTCTTGAAGGAAATATTACAGAATATTCTTTTGATAATACCACTAAAACAGATGGTGTACCTCAACACCCTCCACACCCAATTTCAAAACTTGCTGGAAGTGGAACTTATAAAGCAGAGGGAAGTATTGAATGGACTGATACCTTAAAAATTGGAGATACAGTCTTAATGCTTCCGACAAATGACCATAAGTATTTTTATCTTATAGATAAGGTGGTGAGATTATGACATTACCTATTAGTTATTTAAGAATCAATAGTGATGTACAAGCTATTGAAGAGCAAAAGGAATTACAAGTTCAAGAAACTATAAAAGAAAAGGATGTTCTCTTTGATTATACAACAGGAAAATTCTACTATGATGGATTAGAACCTAGAAAAATCTACAATAAAGTAGAAATTATAAAAGAATGGATTAAAAAACTTTTCTATACTGAAAGAGATAGGTGGAATGTCCATATTAAAGATGTAGGTTACCCCTTTGGATTAAATATCTACAAATATGTAGGACAACAATTATATCCTAATACGGACCTAATAGAACTTATCAAAGATGACATTTATAATTCCTTGAAAAATCATAAGGATATTGAGGAAATACATTGTTTACAGCTTATACAGATTGATGACAAGATGTATTGTGGATTTATAGTTGAATTAAAAGAGAGTGCTTTTGAGGTAGAGGAGGTAATAAAAGTTGAGTGATGAAAGAATAAATAAAAAAGTCAATGATATGGCTGAAATGATTTCCTATAATACCTCAACTGGAAGTTTTGCTAGAGATATTATTACATCAGTAGCTATAGAAATGGTAAAAGAGGAAGATGATTATTCAGAACAACTTGATAAAAGACTTATAGATACAGCAACAGGAACTGACTTAGATATTTCATGTGCTGATAAGGCTTTAGATAGGCTTCAAGCAACTAAATCAACTGGTCAAGTAAAAATAACAGGAGTAAATGGAAGTCTTATTAAGAAAGGTTATATAGTTATAAATTCAAGTACAGCAACAGAGTATGAAATCTTAGAAGAAAAGACAATAGAAAATATCTCTACTACTGTAAAAATTCAATGTACTAAGGCTGGAACTGTTGGTAACTGTGAAGTAGGACAAATTAATAAATTTGGAGAAGAATATACAGGACTTTCTAAGGTAGAAAACTTAGAAAATATTACTAATGGAACAGATATAGAAACAGATGATAATTTCAGAAAGAGAGCTTTAGATTATATCAGAAAGCCAAGAATGAGCTGGAATAAATATGTATTTGAGGATAAAGCTAAGGAAGTTAAAGGAGTTGAACATTCTCATTGTATTCCTAGATGGAGTGGTGCTGGAACTGTTAAGTTAGTTATAACAGAGCAAGGGAAAGAAGTAGTATCTTCTGAACTTAAAGAAAAAGTGAAAAATTATATAGATTTAGAAATTATTTCAGATATAGATTTAACTGTTGAAGGAGTTGAAATCAATAGAGTTGATATTGTAGTTAAAGGAACTATATCAAGTGATTTTAATGAAGAAGCAGCTAAAACAACACTAACAGAAAAATTAAATAATTTTTTCTTTGAGAATTTATTCCAAGAAAAGATTTTTTATTTTGATATTGTTGAAACTATCCAACATGCTGGGTGTATTACTAAGATAGGAGATATCACAGTAGCCGGAAGTAGAAATGATATAGAACTTAATGAAAATAAACTTTGTAAAGTAAATACTATTACTATAAATCCTTTAGAATAGAGAGGAGGAATAATGGCTGGATTAACACATATAGGAGAAAATTTAATTATAAATGAAATCTTTAGAAAAGAAGGAAAGAACTATTATTTAGGATTACTCAAAGCTGACCCCACTGATAATGCTTCTAACATTCAAGAAGTAGAGGGAGCTTCGTATAGTAGACAACAAATAACCTTTGAAGAACCACAGAATGGAGAAACTTATAATAAGAATGATATAAACTTCCCTGTTGCTACTGAAAACTGGGGCTGGATAACTCATATAGGATTATTTGATAATGTTTCAGGAGGAAATCTTATAGCTTATTCCGCTTTAGATTACACAAAAGAAATTAGAGCAGCTGACATTTATAAAATACCTAATGCTTTCTTTATCTTCAAGATTGATTAGAAATGAGGTAATAAGTAATGTCAAAAGTAGCTTTAAAAAAATATGTTGAGGAAAATTTAGAATTTAACCTTGAATACTATCTAAATTATATTGGCCATGAATTTGCTCTTAACTGGATAGATAAAGAAGTAGTAAAATCAAAAGTTACAGCTCATCAATTAATAACTATAAAAAAAGATTTAGTGGAGTTAAAAGCTAAAACCCTTATTACAGTTTTAGGTGTAGCAGTATCTAAAGACTTTGTTGAAAGAATACTTAGTAATCTACCTTTCTTTGAAAGAAAGGAACCTTTAATAGTTGAACTTGCAAAGGCTATATCTAGAGAATTACAAAAAATAGAATTAAAGAAAAGTGAATATATTTCAAGCTTATCTATTACAACTGCTAATGCTATAAGTCTAAAAAGACTTGAGAAAATCTATGGAGTCAATACAGCTTATGAATTAGGAGTGAAGTTAAGACAAAATATATTAATTGCTAGAGAAATTACTAAATATAGTATCTTTAACTTTGCTTATATATTGAAAATGTGTGAACTCTTTGAAATAGGAAAAGTATTAGATATTATTAATGATAAAGAAAATAAGACTATAACCATTATTTTAGAAGATAATATTAATAATATTACATCATTACAAGAGTTCTTAAATCATATGAATGAATTAGGAATAGCTTTTTATGAAATAATAGTTAAGAATGAAGAAAAAGAGGAGGGATAAGATGAGTCAAATAATCAAAAATGAAGAAGAATTAAATACTGCAACTGACCCTGACTTAATAACAGAACACTATAATCTTGAAATACTAGGATTAAAAAGTCCAGTTGATTTTAGAAAATTCTCTCGTTCATTTATGAGATTATCTAAAATAGTATTTGGAATAGAATCTAAACTAGAAACAACTACTCCTCAAGAAATGACAGCTTTAGTAGATAAATATAAGGCTAAGGAGGAATGAGAAAATTGAAAGAAATGTTAGTTAGCTGGGATATACTTAGAAATGCAAATTTCTCTCCTATCTTTTTCCTCCAAGGAGATTATGGAATAGGCTCTTTAAAAGTTGTATTAAGAAGCTTAAAAGACTTTCAAGGTAATATTAGGGCTGTATTTTGTAGTTCTAATAATCCTACTGAGCCTTATGTAGTTGAAAAGGAAATAGATAGTACAATAACTACTAATATAGATATTGCTATTCCAAATGAAATATTACAGGGATTTGGAAAAGTATTTTGTAGATTAGTTCTTAGAAGTTCTGATAGAGGAAAAATAGTAGGAAGTATTCAAGAAGTATATTTCCATGTTGTTGAAAAAAAAGATTGGGAATTTCTAGAGCCTTTATTACCTGGCGATGAAAAAGAATATGTAAAAGATATAGTAGATGAGTTATATGAGATTTTAAAAAATTCTAAAAATGAATTAAAAGAGTATGCGGACCAACTTAAAGATGATATGCAAAAGGATATTATTACTTTAGAAGAAGCACAAGCAATAATAGACAAATATAAAAATCAAAACAAGGAGTGATATAAATGGAAAATTTAGATACAAGAGTAGCTGAAATTTTAGCAAGTGGAAAGAAAATAATAGATGAGGTTGCTTATGATTTATTAGCTAAAGAAGTTATAACATTAATAAAAACAAAAGCTGAATCCTCTCATACACATAGTGCTGATCAAGTAACAGAGACAGATAGCAAAAAATTTGTAAGTTCTCAAGAGAAAAAAACTTGGAGTGATAAAGTATCCCAAGAGCAATTAACGGCAGCAATAAATACATTTGCTAGTGGGCTAGCTTGGAAGGGAGTATATGAAACTTTGGAAGCTTTAAAATCTGCTATTCCAGCTCCAAAAGAAGGATACTATGTAATAGTAACTCAAGAACCAACTTATAAAAATAAGAATACTATGTTAATTTATGAAGCTGAAGAAGTTAATGATTGGCAAGCGTTAGGAGATTTATTTTTACCTGGAAATGCTACTCAAAGTTCAGATGGATTGATGAGTAAGGAAGACAAGAAAAAATTAGATGGTATCCAAGCTGGAGCTAATAATTATACTCATCCATCTAGTCATCCAGCTTCTATGATAACTGAGGATACAAGTCATAGATTTGTAACAGATGCAGAAAAAACTAAATGGAATAAAGCAGCTACTGATAGTGCCTCAGCTTTACAACAAGCTGGAACAGCTAGTCAAACAGCTAATACAGCTAAAAGTACAGCTGAGAGTGCTTTATCAAAAGCTACAACAGTAGAAACAGCATTAAACAATACAATGACTGAAGAAGAAGCTCAAGCCATTATTGATAAATATAAAGGAGCAGGAGCTTAAGGAGTTGATAAATAATGAGTTTAAAAGAAAAAATAAACTTAGTTAAAGAACAACTTGGTATTAGTGAAGTAGATACTCAAGCATTAGAAAAAGCTTTAGGAAAGAAATTAGTAGACTATGAGAGTGTTGAAGCTCTTGTAGCTGCTTTAATGGGATATTATAATGAGGAGCTAAAGAAAAAAGCTAATACTTCTCATACACATGATTATGCACCAAGTAGTCATAAACATAAAAAAGCAGATATTTCAGATTTTCCAACAAGTATGAAAAATCCTAATGCTCTTGAAATAAAGATGAATGGACAAAATCCAGTGAGCTATGATGGAGCAGCAGCTAAAAGTATTAACATTACAGCTGGGGGAGTAGGGGCATATACTAAAACAGAAACTGATGAGAAATTTAAAAATTTCTGTCCATTTAAAGTGGGAGATATCTATTTAACTACTAATTCTACTAACCCATCTAGTATCTTTTTA